ATCGAATGTTTCGGTTCTGTAGGCTGAGTTAATCAGCCGTTGTTTCGTCTACCCATTCGTAGAATTTGTTTTCCAGGTCAGCGAGAGCATCAGCGAAGTCATCCAACATGAATGTTCTAACATCGGACGGGAACTCAGCTTTCCCCTCAAGCAAATACACGTAGTCTTTGTTATTTGCCTGGCTGACAAGCATTACTCCCTTTTCTTTTCGTTCATCCGAAGTGGCCAGGCACATGCGCCCATAAATCATGCCTTCGTAGTATCGGAATACCCACTTCGACCATTCGGGGATTGTGATATCCCACATCTTACATGCTCTTGCCGTGACGAGAAGTTCCTCGACTCTTGACCAAAGAGATTCGATTTCTTCGGTCTTTTCAGCCAGGTACTGTCTTCTGTTCATTTCAGCAAGGAACTCTGCTTCTGCTTTCTTCAAGCCGTAGTTTTTAATGTTTTCAAGTCTATTCATAATGTCTCCTTCCGGCTCTGTATTTCTCATCACGGCTTGCCACGTGCATCGGCTACATTAGGAAGGGTATTACTCAAGGTAATAACCCATGATTCCGTTCTCAAAGTCATTGTCATATTCATCTTCCCAAAGAGGGTCGAAGATTCTTGCCTTGTATTTTTGTACCTTGACGTTTCTGTAGCCATAGGACTCCAACATATCCAAGACATTTTCTTCGGTGTGTTTCTTATCTTCACATACGAACCGAACGAATGGACAGTGGTTTCTGTAGGATAAGATATCCATTTCCCATGTCAGACCCCAAGTGTTCTTCCAGGACAAGAGATGAAAATATGCTATCTGCCATTCTCTTACCTTGTCTTCGTTTTCTGCGAAATCTGTGAAATCACAAGCGAACTCAATTACATCAACGATTCTGTTTTCCATTATGTTTCTCCTTCCCACTCTCCATTTCACGGGCTTGTGACCGTCTACGGCTGGATTAGGAAAGACAATCAAATATACAGATTGTCTTCGTTGTTCCAGGGAACGATTTCAGCATTGAATCTCTCCTGGAGTCTTGCTACCACGTACTCTTCGATGAACATTCCGAGACCATAGTCCTCGTGTTCCTGGTAGTAAGCCATGAACTCATTGATTGACTCCCGAAGAGTAATTTCGTCGACTTCTTCGGGGAAAGCCATTATCTCGTATGGCTCTGCATTGTCGACTAGTCTAACAAGCCAATACCTCATGAGCAATAATCCTCCAGGTAGTACTGTGCGCTTTCGATTTCATCGATGCATTGACGGACGTTTTCAATCTCTTCGTCCAGGGCATCGTAGCGCTCTTGCTCTCTGTCGGTCATGTCTCTGTCATGATCGATAGCATTGTCTTCGATAGCATCTCTCTTCTCTTCGAGTTCACCAATCAGTTCGTCCAGGTCTTCAGCGATTGATTCCAACCTGGATAAGTACTTGTTCAATTTCATATGTTTCCCTTTCTAGTGCTTACCAGCACCTTTAGATACCCGAGAACCGGATACCTAAAGCTGGTGGTAAACCAGCCATTAGTAGTTAGTCTTCGTCTTTCCTTTTTCCCGATAGATTCTTTCTTTGCCACTGTCGGGATAGAGGTCGAAGTATGAACCATCTTCCACGAAGTCGAATGCCTTTTCAAAGATTTCCAGCATCACACTCTCCCAACCATAGGAAGCATCGAAATCTGCACAATACTCGCCATCCCCGAAGTCATGTGCGTTCGGGCAGATGATTTGGAAGCATCCCCAGGCGGTATTGACGTTCCCATCTTCAAGATGGAAGATTGCCCGTTCCTCCATGTCTTTCATGGTCTGCTGGATGCACTTGCAGAAAGACTCTTCGTCTTTAACTATCAGTTTTGCGTCTACTGAATAACACTGTCCCATTGATTTGTTCCTTTCCTCGCTCTGCCTTTTTCACGGAGACTTGCGACTCCCGATGGTGGCATTAAGGAGTGGGATTAGATTTCCCACACTGGTTCATTCCCGACGTTTAATTTCCACAAGGACGGGAAGTGCATTGCACTCCACACTACCATGTAGAGACTTGTGTTTGCGTCTTCTGTTTTGGCAAGTATCTCCAATTCATCGAGAAGATAGGAATTGTTTCGGACGTCTTCCAGGCAAGGATATTCATTGTTTGCCATGTACTCCATGGTCTCACTCATGACTTCCTTGTACAGATTTTCAGCCGTGCCGACGATAGTCTTTTCATCGTAGACGAGAATGTCATTTTTGTTCATTGATATGTTTCCTTTCATTGATGCTTCGCATCCGTAGAGAACATACAGAGTATGATCCCTACGGCTGATAAGTATCAGCCAGGTTAAAGCACTTCTTTCAATGGTCTCATGTACTCCGTTACCATCTCTACTCCGACATAGTCATAAAGCCAGGACATGATGCCATTCCATGAACCGATTAGGTAACATTCGTCAAACATTTTCCGTACTATAAGATTCAGCTTGTGAGCTTCATTCACGTCACGTTTGGTAATCTCATTTCCCGACAAGTCATATACCCATAAGTCTTGCAGTAACCAGCTATTGTTCATTTGTGTTTCCTTTCTCGTGCGTATCGCACCATTGAATACCCATGACATGGATACTCAATGCTGGGATACCCAGCATACCTTAACGGCATCCTCTCATTGCGTTCGTTAACTCGATTTCGACGTCATGAAGAAGAGTATCCAGGATGAAATCGTGGTGTTCATCATCCAGCAATCCGATGACCCGTCCATATTCTTCAGTGGTCATGTACTCGTACTTCACAAGGTCTTCGTAAGAGAACAAGACGATTTCAGCGAAACCCTCTTCGCAAGTGATATAGAAGATTTGGTTGAGCATCGCAGACATTTCATACCCGATGTTGTGCATATTCTCGTCGCTGATGAATCGGGACGTCTCTCTGTCCATGTTCAAGTCGACGAACAGAGCAGTATCCTCGCTGATGAGAATCTCATGGCGATATCCATGGAAATCGTAGTATTCGGCAATAGTGTTCATTATGTTTCCTCCTTGGTTTTACACCCTAGAACACCCGACAATTCGGATGCTCTAGGCTGGAAATCCAGCCGTCAGTCTTTCTTAATGTCTACTTCGATGCCGTAATTGTACGTTGCGATGTTGATAATCTTTGCGTCCAGCAAATCGCTGGTGGCATTTTCGATTGTGGTGATTACAGTCCCATCTTCATCGCAGATGTATAACTGTGTACATTCATCCAGCAGAGCATAGATATCGTTTACTGTCATGTTTCCCTCCCTGGTGTATTTACACCCTGGAACACCCAAATATTTGGATGCTCCAGGCTGGAAACCCAGCCTAGTAGATGAATAAGAAGTAGTAGACGAATAGCGTCAGCGCAATTGATTCGACCAGGATTACGGTGAGTATCTCTTTCCAGGTCATCGGCTCAAAGCCGAAGTAAGCGAGAATCTTATTCACAGATAGCACCTCTGTTGATGGCATCCATCAAGTCATTTTCGAAATGTTCCAGCGCTACACCATAATCAGCATCCAATGGTGTGCAATAACTTTCGATGACTGTCCATTCATCCCTTGTGTAGATTAACCCGTCATCGATAGCCTGGTACAGTCTGTCAATCTCATCGCCATCCTCTTCGCACGTGTATCGCTCGAGGATGTCCGTGGCGAGTGATAAAAGGTCACCGACTCCAAATACGTTCATCATAATGCTCATGTTGATTTCTTTCATGTTTCCTCCCATAGTGCTATGCACCCATAGACATGTGAATGAATCACGTGCCTATGGCTGGATAAGACCCAGCCAAGAAACATTGAATCAAGAAACATTGAACTATAAGTTTTCAAAGAACGAATGTGTCTGCCTAATCTACCACCAGGTCGAATCGACTCCTCCTAGCATCGATGCCCGACGGGGACATGCCTGGGATACATATACCACAATATCCCTGGCACTTCCTATGATAGTGCATATTGGGGTATATGTCAACACCAAGATGAAAGAATCGTATCAGCGCCCTTGCCCAGCAAGAGAAAAAGGTGGCTGGAATGCTTCTGCTATAGGGCAGTAATACACAAGGACAATAGACAATGACAACGGTTTCCAGCAGTATCACAGACAGAGGCAAAACAAAGACAGTGCCATGAATGGAACGAGAGACAGAACGTGAGTCATGCACATAAGAACGGCTATTGCGGTTACGTGACCATATCGCACCAGGGAAACGAGTACTCTTTGTGCCAGGCATCATCCACGTTTTTGCCACAAAATGGTATAAAGACCTTATTTTAAAGGGTGTTTGAGTGCCCTATAAGGGAACGGATGCCATGACCCTGGAGGGGGGAGGGGGTGGGGGGTACGACCGATTTTTTCGAAGAATCTTTTCCCCTATCAGTATCCACATCCCAAATCCCCTCCATTTTCCCCTTACGTAAATTGTGATGCATCCCATATATAAAAGAACTATTATGGTAGCGTAGAATAGTAGGAGGTAATATGCCGTCAGCCAAGAGCTTAGCGAACCTGAAGCCGATAACTAAAGAGAACGCTGCCGAGTATGCTCGCAGGGGTGCGATTGTCAAAAGGAAGAACGCTGAATTGAGAAAGCTTGAAAAGGAGAAGGAGAAGAACATGAAACAGGAACTCCTTCTTTTATTAAGCTTGGCTATTAAAAAAGGTGTTCTGGCTGATTCAGATGAATTCCTTTCTCTGGAAGAGATCGAAGACAAGAATATCTCCGTTCAGACCGCCATCAACGTGGCAATGATCCAGAGAGCGATGATGGGTGATGTCCAGGCTGCACAGTATATCCGTGACACCACGGGCCAGAAGCCCACTGATAAAGTTGAATTGGATCAGAGCTTAACTATCGAGGCATGGGCGAAGAATCACGATGTCGAGCTCTAATTTCACTGTTAAGGAATTTATCGAAGGATTATTCAAGATCCGGGATAAGAAAGGGCAATTGATTTCTTTAAAGTTCAATAACTCTCAGGAGAAATTCTACTCCGTCATAAAAGAGAGTTACGGAACCAAGCCTACAAGATTGATCGTATTGAAAGCACGTCAGTTGGGTATTTCTACCATTACTGAGGCTTTCATTACGGCAATGACCATGCTCAACCCAAACACTTCCAGCGTGATAATGGCTCACTTATCTGAAAGTGCAAGGTCGATCTTCAACATGACCAAGCTTTTCGTATCAGAACTTCCTGATGCGATGAAGCCCCAGCAGAAATACTCAAACGCCACCGAAATCGTGTTCGATGGAGACAATGGGCTTAAAAGCTCCATAAGGGTCATGGTCGCTTCAGACGCTACACGTGGTTCTACGTACAAGTTTGCCCACCTTTCAGAAGTGGCGTTCTGGGAACACCCGGAAGAAGCGTTATTGGCGTTGAACCAGGCGGTCCCTATGACCAATGACTCTTTGATCGTTATGGAATCTACTGCGAACGGCTTCAATTATTTCTATTCGTTGTGGCAGGACGCAGTAAACGGACGCAATGATTACGTCCCGATATTCTTTCCATGGTACGCCGATCCGGAATATACCAGACCTTATGACGGGTTTACATTGACCCCTTATGAACTTGACATAAAGGAAAGGTATGGCCTCACTCTGGATCAGCTCCAATGGAGAAGATGGTGCATTGCCAACAACTGCGGCAACAACGAGACTTTATTCAGGCAGGAGTATCCAATCACTCCTGAAGAAGCGTTCATTACTTCAGGCCAGAGTATTTTCAACAATGAATTGATACTTGAGCACATGAAGAACCTTAAAGAACCGATAAGAAGGGGCTATTTCAATTACGATTACGACGGTCTTCACATCACCAATATCCAGTGGGTCTCTGATCCAATGGGGTACATCAGGATCTACAAAGACCCTTTGGGGAATACCGTTATCGGCGGAGATACCGCGGGAGAGGGGAGCGACTTCTTCGTCGGCCAGGTCATAGACCAGTCCGGCTATCTCTGTGCCACTCTCCACCATCAGTTTGATGCCGACCTGTATGTGAAGCAGATGTATTGTCTGGGTGCATACTACAAGTCTCTGATCGCTATCGAGGCCAATTTCGATACATTCCCCAACCGTGAGCTTCAAAGACTGAAATATCCCACCCTATATGTCCGTGAGAACGTGGACACGATAGTGCATGATGTTCAGGACCGATACGGGTTCAAGACAACTTCGTTAACACGTCCTATGATCATCAACGAACTCGTGGAAATCGTACGTGAACATATTGAAAACATCAATGATAGAGAAACACTACAGGAAATGCTTAGTTTCGTCCGCAATCCAAGAGGACGTGCAGAAGCATCAGAGGGAACACACGATGACCTTGTAATGGCGTTAGCCATTGGATATCACGCATTGGGGCAATTGCCCAACAGGAAACCGAGAACGATATCGCAGGAATATGACGAGGATGTGGCGTTCTTCAACTACTAGGAGACTTAAATATGGGAAGAGGAATAGACAAAAAGTATCTTAATGCTTTTAAAGAAATGTTCGATTACGAGCCGGAAGAGGATAACGAACCCGATCCCGAGCTTGCTCCGTTAAGGCGAAGAAGGAAGAAGAGAAGAAGGAGAAGGAAGTGAAAGTATCCATCATAATGCCGTGCTATCAAATGGAAGACTTCATCGTGAGGGCTCTCGACTCGATACCGAGAAGAGACGATATCGAAATCATCATCGTAGACGATGCTTCCACCGACAGGACGGTGGAGCTGATAGAGAACTATGAAGGTCTTGATGTCAGGCTCGTAAGGCACGAAACGAACATGGGGGTCAGCGCAGCGATGAACGACGGGATGGATCTTGCGGAAGGGGAATATCTTTATGAACTCGACTCTGACGACTATCTCTATACGGAAGAGTTCGAAAAAGCCGTTGATCTGTTGAACGGCGAAGACATGGTGTTCGTAAAGGCGAGGATAAACGACGGCAGGATACTTCATCAGGGCCCCGACAACATGAACTGC